TAGCCCAGCTCGCGCACGTGGCCGCCTCGCGCAGCCGGGTAGACGAGGCTGTTGTTGACGATCCACGGGGTCACGTTGCTGGCGCCCTCAAACGACTGCGGACGCACGCTGATGGTGGTCGGCGTGATCGCGTCGGAGTTCACGGGCGACACGCGCCATTCGGCTGCGCTCGTCAGCAGCAGGAGCTGAGACAGCGGCACGATGTGCCTGATGGTGTTGGCCTCGCGCGCGGCCACGCGGAACTGGATGCGGTCGCTGTCCTTGAGCGGGATGGAGTACGACAGGTCGCTTTCGGTGCCTGAGCGGGTCATCCAAAGCGACTGCGGCTGCTGGGGCGTGCTCGCGAACACGCGCCGCTGCTCGAAGTACGAGACCGCGCCGGGATACTGCGCGCTCGTGCGCACGGGCGTGCCAAACGTGGCGCCGGATCCGCCTGCCGCCTCAAGCACCCGCACCGACGGGTTGGTGTAGCCGACGCCGCCGTTGACCACATTGACGCCCGTAATTACTCGGTTGACGATGATCGGCGACAGGATCGCGCCCGTTCCGGTCGGATCGGACACGCCGAGCCGCACCGTTCTGACTGTCGGGTCAGGCGGGATGAACGCAGTCAGGTTCGCCTGAAGCACTGCCATTGATCCGCCCGGCTGGGACCCGAAACCTGTGTTGGACGGATCGTTGATGATCAGTTGCGGATTGGTGTAGTTCGTTCCCGCTGAAGTCACCGTAACTGAAACGATGTTGTTCGGGAAATTGGCATTAACCACCGGAGTCAGGACCGCCCCGCTGCCCGTTGGATCGTTGACCGTGATGGTTGTTGTGCCGTACAGGCCGTAGCCAAATCCGCCTTGCAGAACGCTGACCGACTGGAAACCCCCGCCCGTGCCTGTCGATGACTGCGCCGACCCGTATCCGCTGCCGCCTGCCGTCACCGGAACCGAGGTGATCACGCCGCCAATAAACGTCGGATCGAAGATAGGAGGGCTTATGCCGAGGTCGGGTGCGATGTTGTCGTCGACGAACTCCGTGTCGTCGGTCGATCCGATGTACCCGTACAGCCCAGACTGGATCTTGTACACGTTGTAGCGCGATGCCCCAATCACCGGGTTCCAGCGCAGGGTGTTAAAGGCGCCGCTGACGTTGAGGTTGTTGGCGACCTCAACCTCAAGCGACGGTGCGCTCTCCTCAATGCCGTTGGCTGCGATTGCCGTCACGACGTACTTGTTCAGGACCGCAGCAGTCTGCGGCGCCCATTGCAGGCGACCGCTGTTCGCCGTGTACGTGCCGCCATAGCCGCTTGAGTTGACGATGGTGCCTGATGCGTACGTCTTCAGGTTCAGCTTGGTCGGCTGGCTGGCGATTGCCTGCACCACGTAGAAGCCGTTCGACCAGCCGCTGGTGAATCCGGTGACGCCGCTGATGTACACGGAGTCGTTGTCGCGAAGCCCGTGCGCGGTCGTGGTCGTGAGCTCAGCGGTCGCGTTCTTTGTGAACTGCCCAATGGTCAGCATGTAGCCCGTGGAGGGCGTGATGTTGGCGAACGTCGGCGGCTGGATCGACGGCAGGAACGAGATCTGAGTCAGCGTCCAGTTCGTCGCCCCGAGCCTGCGCAGCTCGCGAGGCGCGTAGCCGGGATGCACGAGCGTCATGATGTCGCCCGACTGCACGTACTTGATGTCGAAGAGGTCAGCCTCAGCGTACGGGCTGGCGATCTCGTATGGCACGCCGCCCGACAGCAGCGTCGCCCCGTTGGTGTGAAACCTGATGTACTGGTGGCCCAGCTCAATCACCATCGTCTGCGTGGTGCTGTACGTGAACGGGATCAGGCGGGTGCGCCTGCTGCTGTCCTTGACCTCGCGCACGAACTTGAAGCCGGCCCGGTTCTCGGCAGGGCCCTGCGGCGTGGCGATGAAGTTGCGCAGCAGCGCAGCCCCGCTCTGGTAGCGGGTGTCATCGATGCGCCCGTACATCTCAGGCGACAGCTCGCCGCCAGCGAACGACTTCACGTACGTGCGGGTGTTGGGCATGGTCAGCGTCCGCTCATCCAGCCGACGATGTGCTCCACCTTGCTGTCCCTCTGTAGGGCATCGGCGTTCTTCGCCTGCTGCAAGTACAGCGCCATCTGCTTGATCGCGTTCATCGCCATGTTCGACCCAGCATCGCCCTTGAGCACGGGCCCGGCCAGCATCTGCGCAAGGTGCCATGCGAGCGTGTGAACGAACAGCGGCGGGAACTTGGACGTGTCCGTCACGCGCGCCTGATAGCGCATCAGCGCGTTCCCGATGTTCGTGTACAGCACGGGCGTGCCGCTGGCGTCGATCTCAACCGCGTACTTCTGCGGCACGTACTGCCCTGCCGCCAGCATTGGGCTGTAGTTGTGCATCCACGCAGGCTGGCCGCTCGGCCAGAAGGCGATGGCGTAGTCGTCGGCGGCGTCGCTCGGGATGACCGCCACGACGTCCATCAGGTCGGCAGGCACTGCGTAGGCGTACTCCCACTGGCTGTACGGGTTGGTCACCGACGCCAGCAGCGCGCGCTTGGACGCGAAGTTCCACCGATGCATCTGGAGCAGACCGTCACGGGCGATGGGGTAGAAGCGAGAGCAGTGCTCAGCCTGCCTGCTGCCCTCAGGCGGGTTGATGCTCGAGACGTTGGCGTCGTCGCCGATGAACGACAAGGCTAGGTTGCAGATGTCGATTTCGCTCGCCACTTGTGCCTCCTAATCAAATGAGGGGAGTCGGGACTTTCGCCCACGACTCCCCTCATGGATGCGCTTCCTCAACGGAAGTCAGTCCATGGTCTTGCGTGGGCCACGGCGCAGCTTCAGCTTGGGCGCTTCCGCCACTGGAGTCTCGGGTTCAGGCGCAGGGGCATCCTCGCGCGGCGCAGGCCCGACAGGGTCCACGTTGCGGTTTGGCGGCCCGTTGTACTCGAACACCTCGCCCTCGCGGCGGAGCGTGTTTGCGATGAAGCAGACGCAGTTGGCTTTCACGAATGGCATGGATCAGGCTCCGGCTCAGGGATTGTCGCCGCGAGCGTAGAACTTGCGACCGTCCTGAATGTCCTTCACGATGATGCAGTTGGCTTTGGCTGCGCCAACGGTCGGTGCCACCACGAAGCGACCAGACAGGTATCGGCGACCAAGGCTTGCGATGCGCGGAGGCAGCGCAAGCACGATCACCGTGCCGTTCGGCGTGGAAGACGAGACTGCATCGAGGCTCGTGCCCGTGATCGCCTCGCTTGCGGCGATGACGGTCAGGTTGGTGCTCATCCCTGCGTCGTCGGCAATGACCGCCTGAAACGTCACCGTTCCAGCGCCAGTGCCATCAACGGTCACGGTGTACACCATATAGAGCTGCTCGCCCTCGCCGATGTCGCGCGCCACTGAGAGGTCGATGACGTCAGTAGTGAGTCGGGTTGCAGTAATGGCGGAGCTCGCGCTGCCGCCAACCTCAAGTAGGAGACTGTTGTCAGTAATCATGGGAGTGTGTGTCCTTGTTTTGGAGTTGCGGCGTCATCAGACGACGCGGTCCTCGGTGTTGAGAAGAGCGTCGCAGCGACGGAGCGGAACTCCGAGGAACGACATCCACGCGCGGGGCGTGCCGAACTGGCTGAGGCCTTGCTCGACCTTGAGCACGTACTGCGCCCGGTCCATCGCCTGAATGCTCAGGCCGCTGTACACGGCGCGGTTCATGTAAAACGCTGCACGGCCCATGGCCATGTTGGGGATCAGGTGCATCGCCTTGGACATCAGCTTGATCAGCGTGGTGCTGACCTGAGAGGTCAGGCTTCCTGATGCCTGCGTGCCTTCCGCGTTGCGCATTTCGGACACGTCGATGTTGCAGATGCGCACGACGTACCTCCAGTCCTTGACGACCAGCCCGGTCTTCCACTGGTAGCGCGTCGAGTACGCCTGCATGCGGTTGTCGCCGCTGTAGACGGTCTGCTCGCCGAGATCCTCGTGGATGAGTCCTGCCTTCGACCCCTTCGGGAATGGGCAGTACACGGTGTTGTCGCCCCAGACCACGAGATACACCGAAGTGTTGTCCGTGCCTGTTCCGCCAGCATCGATGATGTTGATGGAGTTGTTGGGCGAGCCTGCGCCGATGTCGCTGTACCTAGGCGCAAGACCGAGGAACTGCTTCGGGTCGGATGCCGGGTTGCCGTAGAACATGGTGGTTGCCATGGTCTGGTTCATCGCCTCAAGGAACGCGGTGTCCTCTGACAGGCGGAACTGGGCGGTGTTCCCGTTCAACATCGCGAGGTCCTTGTCAACCTCGCTGCGCGCCTCAAGCATGGCGCAGGCCTCGTCGACCTGAGCCGTCGTGGAGCGGCTGTTCGGGATGCCCTGATTCAGGGCGCGCCAGTACACGGTCGGCAGTCCCGTGCGGATGACGACGCGCTCTCCGGTCGGCAAGTTGCCTTCCTTGAAGACGCAGTCGCCGAGGATCTCGTTGGTCTGCGAGAGCAATTCTGCGATGACCGGGATGCGGCCATCGGGGTCTGTCCTCTTCGCCCAGTCGACGAGCGTGAGGTTGTATGGTGCGATTGTTGCCATGAGTGGCTAGTCCTTTGCTTAGGTGGGTGAGTTGGGATAGAGAACCGACGCTGCGCCGATGTAGTCCCTCGGGGCGTTCCTTGCGGATCCCGAGGACTGACCGACGTAGCCGTCCTCGCTAACGGCGCGTCCGAACCTGTAAAGCATCCGAATTACCTCCGGGTGGTCTCCAAGCCCTGACTCGTTGAGCAGCTTGCGCAGCTGTGGTGTGCCGAACATGTCGAGAGGCTTGCGCGCGATTGCGAGGTTGGCATCGAGCTTGTCTCCGCCAAACTCCTTGTCCGCGCGCGACTCCTCCACCCAGCTCGTTCGGAGCTTGAGGTGCTGTTCCGACTGCTGCCGTGCCATTACAGGCACGACCTTGTCCAGCATCTTCTGCGCAGCCTCCTGCGTCAGGTTGAGCTCTCGCGCAGCCTCCGAGTAGGCGCTAACCACCTCAGAGTCGAGCATTGCGCCCTCAACGGGCTTGAACTCGTACTTTTCCGGCGCGCCGCTGGGCTTGTCGCCCTCCTGCGTCGCAGCCTTCTCGCTGCCCTGCTGCCCTTCAGCCTTGGCCGGCTCCGCGGCTTGCTGACCCTGCTCACCATTGGCCTTGCCACTCGCCCCATAGAGCGCCTCCGCCGTCGCGTTGACGCCTTCAGGGGTTGACGTGATGCCTTCAGCTGTTGCCTGCGGCGTCACCATCGTTGTCTGTCCTGTCATTGGTCTGCTCCTTCAGCATTGCGTTGTAGTGCTCAGGACAGAGGGTGTGGATCAGGTTGAGGATGCGCAGGCCCGAGTTGCGGTTGCCCTCCGCGAAGGCCATCGCCATCGCATCAGGCGCGTAACTCAAGCGGAACACTCCCGCCTGATCCATGAGCCGCCAGAGGAATCGGCGGCCCCACTTGCTCGTCATGAGCTTGCGAATGTCTGCCTCTTCGGCCTCTTGAGCCAGCCTGTCGCGCAATGCCTTGTCGGCACGCGCTCGCTCCTGCCCTCGAATGTCGAGAGGATCATGTTCCGACACGCACGGACACTACGCACGAGCGCATCCGTTACGGATACCGCGTTCAGCTCACCGTGAACTTCCACGCCCGAAGCGTGATGTACTCGTCTGCCGTCGATGGGCTGACGAGGATGGTCATGGTGTGCGCTGCGAACACCCCGCCGAAGATGTTGGTTTCGGTCACGAGTCCGGTCGATGCGCCATGCCCTGCCTGATTTGCCGCAGGACCGAGCCACGCCGTATCGCTCTGGATGCAGTACTTGCGCTCCACGCACAAGCTAGAGTTGTTGCCTGCCACGGTCTGCGAGTACATCTGATCGGTATTGAAGTTCACCGTAAACACCTTGTTGTTAGTGCTCGGGAACATCTCAAACAGCATGTCGAGCTGGCCAGTCATGCCGACGTAAAGGCGGTTGGGCGGAATGTCAAACGTCACGAGAGGGATATCGGTGGTAACCAGCGAGACCACGGGCGTGCCTAGCCCAGATGCCCAGTCAAGGTCAATCGTGATCTCGTCCGTGTCATCCTCGCACTCGAGCAGCTCGTACAGCCCGGTGACTGCCGTGCCGGCTGTCCACGTCACGTAGACCTTCTTACCCTGACTGTTGGCGTTGGTAAGCCCATGGACGCCTGCGCTGGTCAGCCTGACCTTGCCATTGTTGTCGCTTGCAGATGGCGTGACGAACGTCGCGGCAGGCGCCACAACGCGGATCAGCGGGATGCCGCCGAACACCAGCGGCTCGTGGTCGATGGGCATGAGGTACTGCTCAACGCCCGTAACGGTGTCCTTGAACCCGACGATGCGCGGTTCCGTGTCGGCTAACAGCACAGGGCTGTTTGGTGAAAGCTGGCGTGCCATTTCAGATCTCCGTGATTGCTGGCGAGTTGTATCCCGAGAACATGTTCATGACGTCCATGAGGGCGTTCTGGCTCTGCCCGGTCGGTGCCTGAGCCATGTTCTTGACGGCTTGAGACTGCTGCTGCATCTGCGCCGCCTGCTCCTTCGCCGCCATCGCCTTGTTTCGGGCGTCGCGGATCATGGCGACTTGCTTGTCTGCGACGATCATGTTGGGGTCGACGCCGAGCATGTCGCTGTATGCGGAGGCCCAGTGGTCGGCATCGAACTTGTCCACGACCTCAGGCTTCATCTGCGCGATCACGCCGAGGTTGCCCACAAACCTGTCGACGGCGTTGGTGCCGATTGCGCGCTGGGCCTGCGCGAGCATGGACACGAACTCCACGTTGAGTTCCATGCCCTGCATCTCAGGCGGCGCAGGCGGCACCAGCCCTGCCTCAATCATGCGCGTGAACGTGATGTCGATGAGCGGGTCGAGCAGCTCGTTGTGCAGGCGCTCGAGCACGGGGCCGAGCATCAAGAGCTTCTCCTCGTGGCGCTCTGCGACCTCTGTCGCGGTCATGCGCGTGTTCGGCCCAGCAGTCGCGAGCATCAGGAACATGTCCGCGTAGAAGCACTTGCGCACCCGCTCGCGGCAGTCCTGAATGTCAAGCAGCAGATGCTGGAGGTTGAGGTTGACCTCAAACGCAGTCTTGATGCCTGCTGCGCCATCGACGTACGAGATGCCGCCGGGAAGCGTTTCGACATCCCGGTTCTTCATGGCAGTCGGCACCTGAAGCGGCGGCTTGGTCTGGTAGTCGATGGCCTGTGCCTTGCGCAGCTGCTCGTGCTGCAACTGCTTGATGTCGCCAAGCGCGCGCATGCCGGGGCTGTTGCCGTAGATGTCGCCGCCCATGACCGCCCACCGCGGAGCCAGCACGGGGAAGTTCTTGTACCCGCTCTCGCGCAGCAGCTTGTTCGGGTCGCCTGCCGACTCAAAGTAGTAGCTGCCCCACGCCATGTTCGCGGCATCGCGCTTGGTGTGGTCTCGGTCCTGACGCGGCTCGATGGCGTGGATGATCGTGATCCACTGGTCGAGGTTGCCCGTGTCCCACATGTGCTGCACGGCCTTGCTGCACTTGTCGTAGCCGAACTCGCGCACCATCTCGCCGACGGTCTTCTCAAACTCGCGGTACAGCGTGCAGACCCTGCCTTGGTAGTCCTGCGCGACGCAGAACTCGCCCGTGGTCACGGGGTAGTGGTGAATGACGTTCTCGAAGTCGGGCAGCACGATGGACACCGCTGTGCCGAACGCGCCGAGTTCCTCGTACATCTGGTGCAGCGTGCGGTAGGTGTTGCTGCGCTGGAACACCATCTGCATGCGCCTCGTGACATCCTCAAGCCAGATCTTGACGGGGTGGTAGTGGTTGAGGCTTGGGTCAGGCGTGCCGAGCCTGAACCATGGGCGCGCCGGGCTGGTTGCGCCTGCCATCATGCCTGCGCCGAGCACCTGAAGCGCATCAGTCGCCGTGGAGTCGTAGATGGCGTTGTGCCTGCGCCAGCCCTTGTTGCGGTCCTGCACGAAGTAGCGGCCTGAGCGCGGCAACAGGTAGGTGGTGATCTCCTGCCAGTGCGCCCACCACGATGCCCTCTCTGACTTGAGGTGACCCCAACGCGAGAGCAGCCGCTCCCTGCGGGGTGCGGACTTGGGCATTCGCATGTCGGCGCCGTACTGCTCCATGCATCACTCGCCGAGCAGCGAGCTCCTGCCAAGCGACATGCCCGATGGGTTCACGCCGCCCGGGCCAGTCAGCATCGTGCCTGATTGACCGCCTGCTGAGCCAGCCGCGGCGCGCTGCATGATCGATGCCGTGTCAGGCGTGCGGCGGGTGGCTGCGTTGGTCGCCATCTCGCTGCGCCTCTGCTGCGTCTGCGCCTGCTCCATCGCCTGCCGCTGCATCTGCTCCTGCCGCTTGAGCGCCTCATCCTGAGCCTTGGCGCCCTGCTTGCCCTGCTGGATCGATGCGGCGGTGCCGACCGCTGAAATCGCGGCCATCGCGCCAATGAGTGCAGCCTCAATGCCCATGTCAGATCTCCTTCATGACGACGACGTCCGCAGGCCTGTAGCCGCGGCGCTCAAGTGTGCGTGCCAGACCAGTGCCGTATCGGGTGTGCCACAACACCCGCGATGCCCCGCGCCGCCGTGCCTCCGCCTCGGCTTCGCGGATCAGGCGCGCCGACACGATGCCGCGGCGAGCCTTCTTGACGAACAGCGCATCGTTCGCTGCAAACGTGACATCGGGGTTGTGCATGTGCTTGGTGACCAACATTGTGCAGTACCCGATCAGATCCTCGTCATCGAGCGCAGCCAGCGCGAACATGACGCCGCATGAAGCGGCGTGCTGGTACATCTCGACGCTCGGCTTGAACTCAAAGTCAAACCCGGTCTCCTCCCAGTTGTCTGCCATCAGCGACATCGCCTTTGGCATCCATTGCGCGGGATCGACCAGCGTGATGCGCACCACAAGCGCGCACGCTATGCACCGCACCGGGCGTTACGGATACCTGTCGGCGACCTTGTACGGGTCGTACTCCTGCGACTTCGGCTTGCGCCTGTCGTAGATGTCGCGCACGTGCCGCTTGCCGACGGCGTAGGCGAACGTGAGCGCGAGCGCATCGGCGAGGTCAGGACTGCCGCCGCCTTGCAGCCTTTGCTTGATGTCATCCTTGGACTCGAGCACGCGCTTGCCGTTGCCGTCGTACCAGTAGGTCGGCGTCGCGAGCTCCTGCTTGAGCGCGGGGTCGTTGGGGATCGCGCCGCCCTGCTCGATCCACTCCTTCATCGCCCACCACATCTCAGCGCGCCTATTCACGAACTGCTGCTCCATGATTGCCTTGCCGCCAAACGGCACCTCAACCACGTCGTAGTCGAGCTGGCGCAGGCGGTCGATCACGCCTGAGCCTGCCCCGGCATCGATGAACACGGCGTCGGGGTCGTGCATCTTGATCGCTGCCGCCACGCGCCCAGCCAGCTCCATGTTGTCCAAGCCCCGGTACACCAGCGGGTTGAACGCCTGCAAGCCCTTGCGGCGGAAGATCACGCTGCGGTCGTCGCCGAACCGGGCTGGGTCAACGCCAATGATCACGGGCGCATGCTCTACGTCCTTGTCCGTGTAGACCTTGCGCGCAGCCTCCTCCACGTCCGACAGGCTGATGAGCTGGTCGTCGCCTGCTGCGCTGAAGTCACACAAGTACTCCCTCGCGAACGATGTCTCAGCCATGTCGCGGCGCAGGCGTTCGACCTCCTCAGGCAGGATGGCGTCGGTGTCGTAGACCGTGTAGCGCGCCTGAAACCAGTCAGGGAGCGCCTGAGCCTTGTAGAACAGCTCGCTGAACAGGTTGACCCCGCTAGGCGTGCCAATGAACAGCGCCCACCCGCGGCGGTCTGACAGCGCAGGCTGGAGGATGTCGTTCCACACCTCAGGCTTGATCTGCGCCACCTCGTCGATGACCACGCCGTCGAGGCGCACGCCACGCATTGCGTCGGGGTTGTCGGCGCCGAACAGGCGGATGACCGCGCCATTGTGCGCAAACCGCACGCTGAGCTCGCTCTCGTTGATCTCAAGCGCCCCGGCTGCGCGCATCGGCTCAACCTTCTGCTTAAGTCTCGCCCACGCAATGGCTTTGGCTTGTTTCAGGAACGGCGCCACGTAGAAGAACAAGCCGAGGTTCTTCGTGAACTGGAGCGCGCACTCAATAAGTTCCATGACCGCCAGTTCCGTCTTGCCTGCCCGGCGGTGCAGCGCGAGCACGCTGAACCTACGCCGCTCCAAGTGGCAATGCTGCTGCCACTTGCGTGGCATGTAGTCAAGGCTGATCGTTGGTCTCACGCTTGGGTACGCCCGTGATGACGTTGATGCTGACCCCGCCAGCGTGATCGACCGTGGATCGGTCGCCGTACTTTTTTGGGTTCCACTTGGCGAGCAGCTTGAGGCGGGTGTCGATGCGCAGCCGCTGCCACTGCACCTCAGTCTGGTCGGCAGGCTGCGTGTCGGCGATCTCCATGCACTCCTCGCTCAGCACGTCCTGACCGTCCTCTCGCGCGCGTGCGAAGCGTTGAGCAAACTGCTCATCCGCCTTCGCCCAAACGTAAACCGTGTCCCAAGATGGCTTTCCATCCTGACGGCAGTAGTCACGCAGCGTCTTGCCTGCTGCAATCCACGCGCAGATCTCGTCCGCGAAGTCCTCCATGCGGTAGGTCGGATCGCGCTTCTTGTACTTCTGCTTTCCCTTTGGCCTCATTTGATTCTCTTCCACCGGGCTGGCGTCTGCTGCCTGAGCCTGTAGTTGCAGATCTTCTGAACCGCTCCGCGGCTCAGCCCGAACATCCGCGCGAGCCTCCGATACCCAATCCCCTGATCCTCGTGGAGATCTCTGATCTTGTTGACCACCTCATCTGAGATGGTCGCATTCTGGTGCGATGCGCCGATGCGGTAGCCCTGCTCGTTCGTGGCGACGTAGACGCGTTTCCTTGGTTCGCCTGTCTCCATTGTCGCGCATGGGCTGCTGGCGGTCATCTTCGCGGAAGCCTACACATCCTCGTCCTTGATCCTGAGGTCACGGTAGGACATTCGCTGCACAAATATCGGGGTTGCCTCGCCAACGAACGCTCCGACCACCTTGAAGTCCATGGTGTCGATTGCCTCGTCCTGACTCATGCACTTCTCGATCATGAGGATGCGCAAGCACTTCCCGTAGTCGTAGACGGCGCGAGGGTGTCCCGCGTAGTCCTCAGCGATGCCGAGGAACGCGCGCTCAAACCCTTCGGCGAGCATGATGGGCGGAATCTTCTCGTCATTCGTACCCATGGCG